AAAAAGACATTAATTTAGGATATTTATATGTATGAATTTAGTAGAAGTAGATAAACCCGTAATAAAAAAGACCGTAGTAGTATATTCAGGTCGTTTTCAACCATTTCATAAAGGGCATTATGCATCTTATGAAAAATTGGTTTCAAAATTCGGTGCGGAAAATGTATACATTGGAACATCCAATGACCAATCAGGCCCAAAATCCCCATTTTCATTTAAAGAGAAAAAAGAGATTGCAACTAAAATGTTTGGGATACCTTCATCCAAATTCGTACAAATTCGTAATCCATACCAACCTGTAGAGATATTGAAAAAATTTGATGGACAAACAACACAATATATTGCAGCAGTTGGTGAAAAGGATGCAACTAGATTGCAAGGAAATTATTTCAAACCATATAAAGGAAAAGCAGGATATGGTTATGAAGAAATTGGTTATGTATACGCAGTACCTGCAGAACAAAATCCTATTAGCGGAACGGATGTTCGTAAATGGTTAGGAGCAACGGATAAAGAAAAGGCTAAAAAGGGATTCTTAAAAGCATATCCAAAATTTGATAAAGAAGTATTTAAAATGATAACAGGTAAACTTAATGAAAATTTTATAAAAGGTTATCCATCGAAAGAAGATGTAAAAAAGATACATAGTAATAACGATAAGTTTAGAGCAACGGCAACTACCGATGATTCTTATGTATATGACCCAATTTCAGAATTAATTGGAAGAGTTGCTGCAGAACAAATGTTTAATGATTTTTTAGCAGAATATTTGAAAGAAGCACCTAACAAAGCATTAGACCAAGATATTACATATACAAATGTAAAAGGACAGCAAAAGAAAATAAAAGCAAGAGATGCGTTAAGATTACCAAAAGACCATCCGGCACATATACAAGCTAAAAAAATAGCAGGGCCTGATGATGCTCCGGTTTCAGAACCAAAAGCAAAAGAAGAACCGGGTAAAGCAGCACAGGCAGCAGCTAAACCGGCCCAATCCGGCCAACCTGTTAAGAAAGACCAAACGCAGCAGGGTAAATCGGATAAAGCAGCTGCAGGTGGAGAACAAGGACCACCACCTGAACAAAAATTAAGTGGTGCAGAACTAAAATCATCTGCAGAAACTTCACCAAAAGAAAAGGCGTCTGCAGAAAAAGAAGAAAAAGTTAAACAGGCATTGGATAATGCAAGAAAAGGTTTATCCGATGAAGATAATCAAACCATAGATAAAGTAAATAATCCCGATTCTCCTGAAAGAAAGGGAATGATGGATAATGTTAAGAATGGTTTTAAAAAATTTGGTAAAGGGATTGTAAAATGGTGGAATCATCAAACTGAAATGGTTGGTGGTACAATGGGTGCTATTAAAGATATAGCTACAACCGGAAAATTAGGAGCAGTTAAAGATAAAGATGGTAAAAATAGACATTGGAGTGAATTCGCATCCGTTGGTAGAGGTGGAGGTCCTGAATGGGAGGAAGTTGAAGTTGATGAAAAAGACCATCACGGACATCCTACCGGAAAAAAGAAAATAGAAAAAAGACCAAAGGTATCTGAATATGCTTCGGATGAAGAAAAAGAATTATTTAATCAGTCTTGGGAAAGAAGTAAAAAACAAAAAAAAGATTGTAAAAACTTTGCAATAACTGCTGGTCTATTATTAGGTTCTATGGCATTGGGTGGAGCAGGAGTTGCAGCTATTAAAGCGGCAACCGCAGGTGCAGGTGCAGGTGCAGTAGGTGCTGCAGCAGGTAGTGGTGCAGCAGGTGCATTTACACACGGTGCAGCAGGATTTGGTATACATTTGGGTAAAGATATTGCAAAACATGCTACATTGGAAGCAATGGGTATGGGTGGGGTGAGCGCAGCGGGAACAGGTGCTGCATTATCAACCGCTACTTTGGGTATTTTAGAAAATATTGATGATAAAGGAGGAAATAGTAAGTTTCTTTTAAATGTAATGCAGAAAGTTATGGAAAAAATGGAAAAATATAAACTTTCCGATGAACAACTTTTAAAATCAATAGAAGATTATACAAAAAATAAACCAAAGCAAGATGCAGCAGATTTATTAAAAGAAAATCTTTCAGAAACAAAACAACAATCCATTCAACACTTTGTAGAGTTTGCAACAAAAAGATTAAAGTTAAAAGAAACTCCAAAAATAAGTTTAGTAGGTGGTAGAGAATTTGCAGAAGTAAAGAGTAGTTTAGGTGGTTTTAATCCTGATACTAAAGAAATATATGTTGCAACCGAAGGTAGATTAACAGCAGATATATTAAGAACACTTGCACATGAGATGGTTCATAGAAAGCAAGATGAAATGGGATTAGTTAGAAATCCAGAAACTGATGGTAAAGATGGTTCCCCAATTGAAAATCAGGCACATGCAGTAGCAGGAATCTTAATGAGAGAATATGGTAGAATTAATAAACAAATTTATAATGAAGATATTAATGTAGATGTTGATAAAGGTGATACCGTTTTAATGGGTAAATTTAAGAACAAAAAAGTACAAGTTAAAGATATTAGTAAAGACCAACATGGAATGCCAACTATAAACGGAAAGCAAGCAACCACATTTCGTAAAGTAGATGAAATGGGTAGTAATGATGTTCACCTTACTAATGTAATGAAATTATACAGAAACGCAACATTTCGTAAAAGAATAAATGCATATCTTTTTGGTAGAGCAAATATGCCGGCAAATCCAAATGCAGTAGCAAGAGAATTGAGGAATATGGATTACAAAGAGATAACTCAAATGGAAAAAGAGTTAAATATTCAACCTGATTTAAATGAAGGATTGTTATTAGAAGGTGGAGCATATGGACATATGTCGCATCCGTTTGATGATATGGATTTAACATTTGGAGACTTAAAAAATATAATTACAGGAGCACTTAATGGTGATTTGGGAGTTGTTAGAGAAAAAACCGATGGACAAGCACTTGCAATAAGTTGGAAGAATGGTAGATTGATAGCAGCTAGAAATAAAGGACATTTACAAAATGCAGGAGCAAATGCTATGGGTATAGAGGATGTTGCATCTAAATTTGGTGGTAGAGGTGGATTAACCGATGCATATAACTTCGCAATGAAAGACCTTTCCGCAGCAATAAGTTCACTTTCAGAAGCACAAAGAAAAAAAATATTTAATGAAGGTAAATGTTTTATGAATTTAGAAGTAATCTGGCCACAAAGTGTAAATGTTATTCCTTATGGACAAGCTCTTTTGGTTTTTCATAATACAACTTGTTATGATGAAAGAGGTGTAGCGGTTGGAGCAGACCAGGGAGCATCATCTACATTAGCAGGAATGATTAAACAAGTGAATGCGGACGTACAATCTAAATATACAATTCAAGGACCTCCTATTACAGAAATTCCAAAAAATGAAGATTTGAGTTCAAAGCAAGGAAAATACCTTTCTAAACTTAAAAAATTACAATCAGAATTTGGATTGAGTGATGGTGATACGGTTGCAATGTATCATCAAAGTTGGTGGGAAAATTTTGTAGATGAAAAATGTCCTGTAAAAGTTGATAAACTTACAAAAGAAGCATTGGTTAGAAGGTGGGCATTTGGTGATAAAAGTTTTCGTTTAAATACGATATCAAATCCAAAAATACAAGAGTGGGCTATGGATAATGATAAAGTAAATGTAGCAAAACAACAAAAAGATAATATTAAACCATTTGAAGATATATTTTTAGGAGTTGGAGCAGATGTATTAGATTTTGTTGGAAGTGTATTGACAGTGCATCCCGAAAAAGCAATTAGAGCAATTAAAAGTAAATTTAAATCAATTGCATCTGATGTGAGAAGTGGTGGGGATAAAACAAAAATACAAAAATTAAGACAAGAATTAAAAAGATTAAATAGTTTAGGTGGAATAGATAGAGTAGTAGCATCTGAAGGTATTGTATTTTTCTATAACGGAAAAACTTATAAACTTACAGGTACATTTGCACCACTTAACCAAATTTTAGGATTATTTTATTAAATTAAACAGTTATGCAAAAAAGAACAAGTTGGGACCAAACAAACAAACACATTCACAAATCTCGTAAAAAGATTATCGACACCGTATTTGGTAGAGAAGATAATACTCAAAGAGTTTTTGGTTACGAAAAAGAGGCAGAACAAAAAAGAGAAGTTGGTGAAAAATGGACAGATAGTAATGGTAAAGAATGGGAACAAAGAGAGGGTTATGTTGCATCTGTAAATACATTTGATGATGTAAGAGAATATCTGAAAAAAATTACAACTTGCAAAAATGAGGATTGTAAAACTCCAAAATATTCCCAAGCAGATAAAAAATTAATAGTAAGGGCCGGATATTGTGTAGATTGTAATAGAAAGTATGAACAAAAGTTAAAAGATGATGGGACATATCCTTTTTATGAAGATTACAAAATAACTTGCAATAAGTTAGCATATTTAAGAGATTATAAACAAGAATTAGAAGATAATTTAAAATATGTAACAAAAGATTATCAGATGGTATATGAGACGGGGCATGTTGAAAATTGGAAATGGGATATAGATATAGATAAAGTAAAAGCAGACCTTAAAAAAGATATTGATAGTTCTTATGAAGCATTAGAATTATTATTAAATAGAAAATTGTTATTGGAAGATAAGTTACGTGAATTAAAACATCCAGAAATTATAAAAAATTAATTATGAAAAAACATTTAACATTTAAAAACATTGCCATAACGGCATTGATTATTTACATTCTTTTACAATGGTTTAATCCTGGAGGAGTTATGCCTGGTGGAAGAACTATCAAAATTGATGGTAAAAAGTATGAAGTTATTAAACACACAATCGATACCGTTGAGGTAGAAAAGACCAAAGTTGTAACTAAAAAAGGTAAAGATATTATACATGAAATTATTGATGTAGATACTTTAGTTCTTAAAGAATTAGTAAACGTAGATAGTGCGGCTATTCTTAAAGATTATCTTTCAAAAGTAATTTATAAAGATACCTTATTCCTTCCTGATTCATTAGGAACGGTTGCATTGGTTGATACTATTACTAAAAACAGAATTTTAGGTAGAACATTTGATGCAAAAGTTAAGCAAAGAGAAATAAAAGAAACTCTTATTGTTAAAGAACCAGCTAAAAACCAAGTTTATTATGGTTTGAATGGTGGATTTAATAAAGCAGATGTTGTATCTCATGTTGGTGCAGGATTGATGTTAAAAACCAAAAAAGATAAACTATATCAATTTGGTTTAGGTGTTACGAATAGAACAGTTGATGGAACTAATGGTTCTCTTTCTCCGTTCATAAATTTTGGAACATATTGGAAAATAAAAATTAAAAAATAATGAGTGTTCAAGGGCAACCAAAGAAAACACTTAAAGAGATAATTGCTGAAGAATATCGTAAATGTGCGTTAGACCCCGTTTACTTTATGAAAAAATATTGTGTGATTCAGCATCCGGTGAGAGGGAAAATACCCTTTCACCTTTATCCTTTCCAGGAAGAATGTATGACCGATTTCAAAGACAATCGTTTCAATATTATTCTTAAAAGTAGACAATTGGGATTATCAACCCTTTCTGCTGGTTTTATTCTTTGGAAAATGTTATTTAACCAAGACTTTAACGCATTGGTTATTGCAACAAAAGTAACAGTAGCTAAAAACCTTGTAGAAAAGGTTAGAGTAATGCACGATTTACTTCCTGTTTGGTTGAGAGATGGTGGTAATAGTTCTGTTGAAGATAACAAACTATCACTTAAATTAAAAAATGGTTCTCAAGTAAAAGCAATTGCATCCTCACCTGATGCCGGACGTTCGGAAGCACTTTCTCTACTTGTTGTGGATGAAGCAGCATTCATTAGAGATATTGATGAGATTTGGTTATCAGCACAATCAACACTTTCAACGGGTGGTTCTGCAATCGTATTATCAACTCCAAATGGTGTGGGTAACTGGTTCCATAAAATGTGGGTAGAGGCAGAAAGTGGAACAAATGGATTTAATACTATTAAACTACATTGGACTGTACACCCTGAAAGAAATCAAGAATGGAGAGATGAACAAACTCGTATTTTAGGACACAAAGGAGCAGCACAAGAATGCGATTGTGACTTCATTGGTTCCGGTGATAACGTAATTGACCCACAATTATTGTTATGGTACAAGGAAACATACATTATGGACCCGGTAGAAAAAAGAGGATTTGATGGAAACCTTTGGGTATGGGAACATCCAAATTATAATAGACAATATATGGTTGTAGCCGACGTTGCTAGAGGTGATGGTTCGGACTACTCGACAGCACAAGTTATTGATATTGAAGATTGTTCGCAAGTAGCAGAATACAAAGGAAAGTTAGATACTAAAGACTTTGGAAACTTCCTAACAGCATTAGCCACCGAATATAACAATGCACTTTTAGTAATAGAAAATTCAAACGTAGGTTGGGCAACGATTCAACAATGTATAGATAGACAATATGGTAATCTATTCTATATGAGTCAGGATTTAAAATATATTGATGTTGAAAAACAAATGAACAATCGATATTACAGAGATGATAAAAAAATGGTGGCAGGATTTAGTACAACAACAAAAACCAGACCTCTTATTATTTCAGCATTAGATACTTACATGAATGAAAAAGAAATTCTTATTCGTTCATCTCGTTTAATTGATGAGTTATTTACATTCATTTGGAATAGTGGTAGAGCAGAAGCTATGAAGGGTTATAATGATGACTTGACGATGGCATTGGGTATCGGTTTGTGGGTTCGTAATACAGCATTGAGATTAAGACAAGAAGGTATTGATTTAACAAAATCAATGTTGGGTTCTTCTCAAGTAAAAAGATATGAAGGTTTAATGACCGTGAATCATTTAAAGAAAAATCCTTATGAAATGGAATTGAAAAGAGGTGAAACGGAGAATTTACATTGGTTATTGGGATAATCTTATATTTATAAGTTGATATGACACAATTGAAGAATATATTGAAAGAAGATTTGAATAAGTGGTTTAAAGAAAAGTGGGTCAACATTGGAAAAAAGGTCGATGGAAAACACCCACCATGCGGAACTTCTGGAGAAAAAAGTGGATATGCAAAATGTGTTCCAGCTGCAAAAGCTGCCGGAATGAGTAAAAAAGAAAAAGAATCTGCAACTCGTAGAAAAAGAGCTGCACAAAACAAAGCGGGCAGAGGTGGTAGTGATAGTAAAGGGCAAGGCAAAACACCAATATATGTGTCAACCAAACCTAAAAACGAAGATTGGAGTGAAAAATATAAAAGAAGTATAGATTGTAATAATCCAAAGGGTTTCAGCCAAAGAGCACATTGTCAAGGAAAGAAAAAAAATGAAACTATGAATATAGAAGAAAAATTAAATCTATTTTTAGAGAAGAATTGCCCAACTGATCCAGGTAAATGGGCAGCATCTAAAGCAGCAGCAAAATCTAAATTCGATGTTTATCCATCTGCATATGCAAATGGTTGGGCTGCAAAGAACTACAAATCAAAAGGTGGTGGTTGGAGAACTTGCAACGAAAGTTTAGGAGAATTAAACGCATTGCATGAATGTTGGGATGGGTATAGAGAAATTGGTGGTAAAATGAAAAATGGTAAAATGGTTCCAAATTGTGTACCTGTAAAAGAAAATATAAACGAAATGAGATTAGTAAGTTTGATGCCAGTTAATGGTAAAAATATTAAAGAACAAATTGATGAGGTAGAAGAATATGATGTGGAAAATGAACAAGATATGAAAGAATTTGTTCAATTTATGAAAGAATATACAAGAGAATTAAATGAAGCAGGATGTCCTTGTGTTTTTGAAGCAGAGTATCAGGGTAGAAAAGTTCAGTTGGGTAAACCAATGGCAGGTGATGTAAAGAAATTTAAAGTTTATGTTAGAAACGGTGAAGGTAATGTAGTAAAAGTAAACTTTGGACAGAAGGGTGTAAAAATTAAAAAATCAAACCCGGATAGAAGAAGAAGTTTCAGAGCAAGACACAATTGTGATAACCCAGGACCAAGATGGAAAGCGAGATATTGGAGTTGCCGCAAGTGGTAATTTGGTAAACCCAAAAAAATTTCGTATATTCTAAAAAATTTTATATAGATGGCAGATAAATCAATATTTGGTAGGTTACAAAAATTATTTTCAACTAATACCATAATTCGTAAAACTCCGGAAGGTGTTAAAGTCGTTGATACCGATGAATATCAATCAATGACTACAAACCTTGTGGACCGTTTTATGAAATTAAAAGTATCTAATTATGCAGGTGGAGTAGAATCTGGATTAGCATACCAGCAAGTTCGTATCGACCTTTTCAGAGATTATGATTCAATGGATATGGACCCAATTATTTCAGCAGCACTTAATACATATTCAGATGAGTGTACTGCCAGAAATGAGTTTGGTAATGTTCTTAAAATTCATCACGAAGATGATAATGTAAAACAAATACTTGAAAATCTTTTTTACGATATTCTTAATATAGAACACAACCTTTGGATGTGGACTCGTAATTTGGTGAAGTATGGTGATTTTTATTTACAATTGGAAATGGCAGAGGGATTGGGAATTATAAATGTACTCCCAATGTCTACTTACGAAATGAGTAGAATTGAAGGATTTGACCCAATGAATCCACAGAGAGTTAAGTTTGTATACGCACCTTATCAAAATCCATACAATGCGGTAGGACAAACTGCAAAGAAAGAATATGAAAACTATGAGGTTGCACACTTTCGTTTGAATGGTGACGCGAATTTCCTCCCGTATGGTAAATCAATGATAGAGGGAGCAAGAAGAGTTTGGAAACAATTATCTCTTATGGAAGATGCTATGTTGATTCATAGAGTAATGAGAGCACCTGAAAAGAGAATATTTAAAATTGATGTTGGTAACATTCCACCAAATGAAGTGGATAACTACATGCAGAAAATTATCAACAATTCTAAAAAAGTTCCATTTATTGATGAGAGAACAGGCGAATATAATTTAAAATATAATATGCAAAACCTTATTGAAGATTACTATATGCCAGTTCGTGGTAGTGATAGTGGTACATCAATTGATACTTTAAAAGGTTTAGAATATAATATGATTGATGATATTAATTATCTTAAAGGTAAAATGTTGGCAGCACTTCAAATACCAAAAGCATTTTTGGGATATGAAGAAGAAACAAATGGTAAAGCAACGTTAGCCGGAATGGATGTTCGTTTTGCAAAAACTATTGAAAGAATTCAAAGAATAATGATTTCTGAATTAACAAAGATTGCAATAGTTCACCTATATGCACAGGGTATTAAAGATGAAAAATTAACATCATTTACTTTAGAATTGACAATTCCATCTAAAATATACGAACAAGAAAAAGTTGAATTATATAACTCAAAGGTTCAGTTAATTCAACAAATGCAACAAACTAAAATGTTTTCTAAACCTTGGATGTATGAAGCTATTATGGGAATGGCTAAAGATGAACAAGATGATATGACATTGCAAGTATTAGAAGATGTAAAACAACAATTCCGTTTAACATCAATTGAAACTCAAGGTGTAGACCCGGCAAAAGAAACCGGAACAGAAGGACCTACAAATGTAGAAGAAGAAATTGCAAAAATAAAAGCAGAGTTAGAAGAAGATGGTGTAGGTAGACCTAAAGATTCCGTAAGATATGGTAAAGATGACCATCCGGAGGGTAGAGACCCGTTGGGAATTAAAACTCTTAAACAAAAAGAAGGTTCTGTTCAATACAAACCAAGAAAAAATTCATATTTTGAAGTATTTAAAGATATGAATGGTGGAAAAAAGAAGATTTTGACA